CATCAGAGTCTTGCAGTATTTCATACCTTGACCGCTCTACTTCATTATACATCAATCCATTGAGTGCCTGTGCGGCAAACCAATCTCTTAGTGTTATATTTTCTATTTTCATTTTCTATTTTCCTTTTTGTTGTGCTGCGTAAACGGCCACAGCTAATGCCGCCCAAGTGTGCGACTTAATTCCATAAGTCGGCCCTGGGGTTTTCTTCGTTCCCTGCGGCCCGATGAGATCGAGCAAGGCTTGGCGAATGTTCGCGTCCTTGGCCCGCATCGTGCCGCAGAGAAAAAGCTTAATGTCTTTTCTGAAAATTAGTTCCACGTCCACCCGTGCAATCTCGCTAAACCTCCCGATCCACACGCACGTTTCGAAGGTTGAAGACCCCACCGCCATGCCGTAACTGGCGATCATCTCGCAAGCACACCGGTCGTACTCGCGACCGATAAGAATCTGGCGGATCTCGGCATTGGGAAGGTGGCCGTGATCAACAATCTTTGCTTGGTCGAATTGCACGAATGCGGTGTGCGTCGTTCCTGGATCTAGTGCTAATATCATGATTGAGTGCCTTTGTTTTGATTTTGTCGGCTGGAATGGCGAGAACGTCGCAGATGCCTTGAAATGCCTTTGACTTGATGAAGTGAATTGCCGAGTTGCGATCTAGTTCCTGTTCTTCGTTCAGTTGCTTGCTCAAGAACACCTTCTCACTTTGAAGGTCGGCAACGGTCTGCTGGATCATCCCGCACAGAAGGGCGCGGGTGAATTGGCATTCTGCGTCATGCAGTTCCGCTTCGGTCATTACCGGCGCTCCCGTTTGATCTGGCGGTTCATCCACCATTTGCGAGTTTGTTCCATTTCGCAGGTGGCTTTGATGTTGCCTATCAAGTAACCAGCAATAAATGCACAGCAAGTGCAGATTCCGAATAGCGCGAGAAATGTGAGTGGTTCCATATATTTAGTTTTGGTTTCTGTCGTTCGGGTTCGTCCCGTTCGATGTGCAAACCCTCATTCATTCCCTTTAATATGAAAAGAAAAATTTTCGCGAAGTGCGAAAATAATTCTTAGGAAAAGTCTTTACAAATGAGCGCAACCAATGCCCATGCGCCTATGCGGGCTTTTTTATTTTGAGATCGGGCGGTATAAATTTACCTCGCGAGCGCCTTGATTCGTCTGTATCGTTGCCTTTTTTGTTTCAAGGATCCCTTTTCCAAGGGCGGTTTCCACTCGGCAAGAAATTGATGCGATGGTCAACTTTGACTCGTTCGCAATAGCGCGGATCGTCTTCCAGCCTTGCTTGGCGAGTTCCTTCTCGTTCTCAGCTTTTGTCGTTGAGTAGAAAGCATCCCACGCTTTGGTTACATCGGCAATAGCCAAGGGTTGTTTTGTCGTCTTTCGCATAAATTAATGTTTATTGAGTTATCTTTGTAATAGCCGTACGCAAACCCTTGCGACCATCCGAAGGTGGCGCGGCGTGTCGAAGCGTATTCCATATCGAAACGAGCCAGCATCCCGACGCAATAGCCACTTGCGCCGTCGAGCGTGCGAGCGCGTTCCCAGCCTACGCGGTGAAGGTGTGCTAATACGCATTGCCCGTAGGTTTCGGCGTGGTCGCGGATAGCTTGGACGTTATACAGATACCCGTGCAGGAACTTGGTTCCTCCTAGCTCGTAATATGATCGAATGTGATACGGATACAGCCGCGCCTTTAGTTCCTTTGCGGTCTTTTCGATGGCTTGGATCGTGAGCGTCGCGGCGTGCGCGGCCAATGCGTTAGGCGACGATGCGAGCTTATATAGCCGGGCTTCATGATTTCCATATAAAATATGCTGTGGACGTAGTTCTTGCAGGAAATCGAGACCGGCGGAAAGATCGTCCGATATGCTCGCGGCGCGGTCGCTTGAGTTCGGGTCTGAAATTGCTCCAGATCGAAAGGCGGCTAGGTCTAGAAAGTCGCCTAGATGGATAGTGGTCTGGGGGCGAAAGTGCTGTTGGAATTTTAAGACGGCCTTGCGTGCATCTGGGTCTATTTGATCCCCGTGCGAGCACCCGACTGCCATCCATTTTTTCCATCCCTTCATTTTAGCTCTGGAATATTTCGTTCGCTACGTTGCTCCCAGATCCAAGCGCGAACGGCTTCCATCGTGTCCTCGTCCATTTTAGCAAACGCTCCAGATTCGTGCTTGAGAGCGCTTCGAAGCTCTTGGTCTATGTCATCCACCAGGATTAAAATATCGAGCGCCTTGCAGGCCACCTCGTGCTCGTATCGCTCTGTTTCGTCATACTCAAGTGTCATTTTCATGCTTCGTCTTCCTCCTCTTCTTCTTCTAGGTCTGGAAATAGAATGCTGAAAGAGTCGCTCGCTAGTCCTTCGACGGCGTATTTGTTGCCGAAGACAAACTCCCCGTGATGCGTCTCCCCACCTTGCTCCCAGCTGACGATCGTCAAGCCGCAGTCGTAGTGCTCTGACAAGATGCGCTTCGCTTCCGCGAGTGCTTCCGCACGCTCCGATTCAACCGTCGGTTGTCTCTTTTTTTTCAAGCAAGGATGTCTATTTTTTTAGATACTCTAGTGCGGAGAATGGAAAGCATTTCGCGTTCTGTCATTCCCTTCGCCCAATGCGGACGTAGCTGATAGTGCGGCTCGTCAACGAACTTCCAGTCGCCGCCCCATTCAAGCCCAAGGCTTTTGCCGAGCGTGCCGAGTTCGTTGTAGAGCGGATGTTCGCCGAAGTATTCTTTGCCGCGAAAAATGGCGATATCGAAAGCGATGCCGAAATTGTGATTTGAATGGCCGGCAGGCGCCATCGTGATTTTTTTCCCTGGCGTTGTCCGCCCTTTTGCATAGAGCGCATCTTGCTCCATATAAGATCGCGTTCCGCTAATGATCTTCACATCACAACCAACCTTTGCAGCAATGGTCTTTGCAACGCCTAGAAAGGCGCGTGCGGCCTTTTGTGCTTCGGGGTGGAGCGTTGCAAGCTGGATCTCGGATCGTTCGTCGAACGTCATTTTTTAAGACCCTTGATGTCTGGCAATTCGTAGCAGAATGTGCCGTAATCCGTTTTAATGCATACCGCCGGATTATTGAATCCAGCGCATGAAGTCAGTAATGCCATTCCGAGAAACGCGAATGAAAGAATGATCATCCAAAGCGCGATGGTTTTGGCGCTCATTTTTCCTTTCGGAAGATTTCGATGAGTCCGATTATCGACGCAAGCGCCGCGCCTATCGCATCCCACTTTGCTGGTTCCAAGCTCAAACCGGCAACGGCTCCGATGATCGCGATTCCTCGGATGGTCGACGGTTCCTTCAATTTCGAGAGTAGTGCTTTCATGGTTTTTTGGGTCTGGTCATTTTATACAGCGATACCGCGCCGATGCAAATTCCCATAAGAAGCGAAAGAATGCGAAGCCATGCTTCGACTTCGGAGAACGAGATCAAGACAGCGGCAGCGGGCGCGGACGTGCCGACGAGTGTGTGGAAAGCGTGGCCGTTCATTAGCTCAAGCCGCCTTGGCTGATGAGTTCTTCCGTGAGCGTGCATGATTGGAGTATGATCGTGTTGCGCTCGCCGCTTTCGGTTAGCTCGATCTCGATATCAGCCGTTGCGCTTGTCGCGTTGAGCAAATAATCGCGCACTCCGAATGTCGAGAAGTTGACCGATGCCGTCTTTCCTGGAACTGCGATCAATCCGCTTTGCACTTGCATAAGTGGGAGATCAGATAAGCCCTTGTCGCCTGAGAAATTCAAGTCAAAATAAACGCCTTGGACTCCAGTAACAACTATGTTCCCAAGACCGATAGAGTCAAGGTTCTGCATTGCCGTTTGAAGTTGAGCCGCCGTTGTGCTTGCGTCGAGAGGGTTAGTCTGGCGCAGGATCGTTGTCGCAACGCTGCCAGTTGTTACCGTTCCCGTGCCGGTTGTGATCGCGGTTGCTCCTGCGGTAATACCGAGCAGGAACTGGGTTGCTTGCGGAATGGATCGAACGAAATACTGAGTTCCTGCGGTGTATCCTGTGAGCGCCGTGAAGCCTGTCAATACAATAGGCTGAGAAAGCGAAAGCCCGTGGTTTGTTGCCGCAATAAATACGCCATCCGTGACGGTCGATGCAATATCCACGTTGTAGGTGGGAACCGTTACTCGGTAGCTACCTAAGTATGGATCTCGTGAAAATGAGATCCGTTGCACTTCGTTGTTAATTGTTGAGCCGGTGATTGTCGTTGCAACGCTAACCGTAAGCGCCGTGCCTAGATCAGTCCAAGTTGGCTGGTATACAGCCGGAGCAAGGCGAAGTTGCAACTCTTGGATTTCGGCGTTGGTGGCGTCTCCTACGATCCTCTCGTCAACAAGTGCCGATGTGGTCGGGATCAGTCTTGCAAAATCGCCTGTGATCGCGCTTTGCGTTCCTGCGCTGTTAAACGAGACGACAAAGTTGGTCTCCATCGTGCCGTCAACGGATACCGACCCTGCGGCGGTAATTGTCGAGAGCGAGTTGAGAGCGGACGAGATCGCGCCGGCGGTTGCGCTGAAGCCGATAGCTCCGCTTGTCTCGCCGCCGAAAGAGAGCGTAAAAGTTCCGCTCGCAGGAACTCCCGTCCTTGTTCCTACGCCGAATTTGACCGTTGTGCCGGTCATATCGACGACGGTGAATGGTGCTTCAATGTTCCCAGTTGCTTCCAAGAAATAGAGATTTATTTCTCCGTTGTCGCCTTTAACGAATCGAGGTGGAGCCGCTGGAGAAAAGTTTGTCAGGCTAGTCGCAAGCCTGCGGTTGGTCATGTCAATGTAAAGGTCGCGTGCCATTTACTTGTCGGTTTTGTCAACAGCTTCCCATTTGCCGAGCGGACACCTTTCGGTCGCCATTCTTAGTTTTGCCCACGTTGAGCATCCGCATTTGCGACATCGGCCCGTGTTGTTGAGTGCCTGCGCGTCCCATTCGGGACAGGCTTTGCAGATGTCTTGTCGAGTGGCGAGTGCTTCGGGCGGGGTTGTCGGTGCGCCTTGGCGCATGAAATTGACTGCGGAGTTTTTGAATTGAAAAATGCGGTCGATGCCTTCGCGCTCCCCAAATCGTTTTACAAAGTTTGCGCGGAATCTTTCGAAATCGGTCATGGGACTTCTGAAATTGTTAATGTCCAAGCGGAGCAAGTTGCGCTATTAATAAGACAAGCATCATACATTGCAGAGGTATTAGTATCTGGATCATAATCCGGATAATCCTGCGGGCTTCCACAAGCATAATCGTCGTAGACAGGATGAGTGCCGGAAGGGTCTACGGCAAAAATAAATGCGCTCAATGAATTGCAGGTATTTCCCTCACCTATCGGCCCTCCATTGTAAACTGTGCCAACCCATAGTTCATCCCATATGCATTCAGGAGGAGGACTAATATTTGCACGAGCAACGTAAATTGAATAACCGTCTGCTGTTTGTGCTGAAAAATTCCCGCAAACATCCATCGTCGAAAACGAAACGATTGATGACCATGAAACCGATGTTACTGCAAATTTTTTGCCCACGATACTATTAGGCAATGGACAACACGTCGAACAACACGCGCAATTCACAGCGCGAAGGGCGCCGTCGGTTTTGATTTTGATGGCTCCGCCAGATGTTCGGCCTAGTGTCATACTAGCATTCCTCGGTCGCGATCCAAGTAAGCGATCCGCTTATTGCGCCTAAAACGTGAGTGCCAGAACTAGGCACGGGTGGGATCTTGAGCTTGCGTTTGGTAAATCCCTCCTGTCCCGATGTCTCTTCGACTAAAGTTGCATCGATTTCTAGCGTTGCGTAAACGAAATTCCTATCAAGGTCAGCCGCCTTTATTTGGTAGGGGTATCCACCGGATGACGACTTGCCCGCTGACTTGACTAGCGGGCTAAACATATTTGGTACAGCCATAAATTAAGCGGCAGGGCCAAAAGCCGTATCTTGAACGAAATTGCCAGTTGCGGCAACGGAGATAATAACCTCTAAAAATTCACCATAACTTGTGCTTTCGTAATTTTCTGTTTGACGGCCCAAATTGTATGTTTCAATAGTAAACGATTGATTACCCGTCTCCGTTCTTGTTGACCCTACGGGTAATTTAGTTCCATCAAGTTCATAGATATATAACTCTGGAGTCTCTGGAGCGGTTATAAACTCACTTTTTCTTGCTGCGAAGCGATATATGGCCACATCAAAAAACTTCTGTGACTCGCTGGACTGGCTCCCTCCTCCTCCAGCAAAAAGCGAATATGTGAAAGTGGAAACATAAATTCCAAGACGTTTATTTAAATCCACAACGCCATCTGTATTTACCCTTCCGTAAGCGGTCACGGTGCAACTAATAAACCCGTTCCCCATATCTTTATATTCCGGCGCGGGAAATATGAACGCTCCGTCAATACATGGTTCCGCATCCTCGTCAGATAGCCTGTCGCCTTCGCGGAAGCTGAAGAAATCCACCTTGTCTTTGCGTTGAATATAGTCCTGCTGGATCATGCACAAGCCACTTCGGAATGTCTTTACCATTCGATTTGGCTGTTTAACCCATCCATCTGCTCCTTTATAAATGTAGCTCATATTAATGCTGCGGTCGGTAATTTAGGTTCAATTGCTAGAACGGAGGTTTTAATCGCTTCGACGGCTGTCTTAATCGCATCAAGCAATCCGCTTACGCCCGACTTCGCGGCCACGTCCAACTCGATGCCGTCCTTAACCGAGTCTCGAAGATCTTTAACGGATTTGTCCGCATCCAATATTGTCGGAACGCTTGAGAATGCGGTATCAGTTGCGGTTTTTGCTTTGTTATAATCAACATTCAAGGTTGTGCCCACTTTTGAAAATGCATCATCAGTTGATTTTTTTGCTTTGGTATAATCAACATTCAAAGTTCCATTAAACGGGGCTTTCAGATCTGTTCTTATTTTTTCAATAGTTGCTTTGGCTTTATCAGAATCAAGAGGGTTTTTTGAAAGATCGGTTTTGACTTGGTTCAAATATGCCACAACAGCCTTGATTTGTTGCTCTCCTGTCTGCCCAATTTTATCGACTCCTAGTTTTTTAGCAAGATCAGGAAAACTCTTTTGTGCAAGATCAGTTCCAAGCAATTGATCCATTGCTTTTAGCTCCTCTTTTGCCGCTTTTGCTGAATTATTTGCTTTTTCTAAAGCCGTAATTCCCTTCATCTGTGCAAGCGTATCGGCAAATCCTGTGGCTGATTTTAGATTATCACCTAATTTAGCCGCCATCTCTGCTGCCTTAAAAAACAAAGGATGTCCATCCTTATCTGTATATACAATATTCTTTGAGGCATTTGCCGCATCAGCCATTCTATTTGCAAAATTTTGCGCTTGTTCCTCGCCTAGTCCAGCGGCAAGTGCTTTTTGATAATTAGCGAGCCACTCTTTTTGAGCTGTAAGAGTCGCCATGTGCTCTGTATCTCCAGCTGCTTGGGCTTCGGCAAATTTAAGTTGGAAACCAAGTTCTTCTTGTTTTAATTTATTTGCCGCTTCTTGGTCTGCGGTCTTCTTTGCGTTAGCCTTCGCTTGGTCTTCTTGGAATTTCTTGTGGTCTTGAAAATACTTTCTCGCCTCTTGTTCGGCCTTTGCGTCTTCCTTTGCTTGGTCAGAAATCGCGGCAGTTGTTTCCTTCGTCGATCTGGTGATACTTTGCTGCAAGTGGTCAATTTCCTTTTGATGCTCCTCTATTCCTGTAAATAGAGGCGGGACGCCAGCCATATTTTCCTTGAAACTTTCAGGGAGTGCTTTTCCTGTCTCCGTAAATTGTTTAGCAATTCTACTGCCAGCTCCCTTTAACCCTTCTTCAGCAATTTTCGCTGTTTCTGTCGCTTGTCCCGCCATTTCTCTTAAAGAATCAGCGATCCCTCGTGTTAAATAGCTTCCGTCAAATGCCTTTGCAAGCCCACTCATAATGCTTGCGCCAGCTTTATTGGCTAAAAGATCAAAAGACATTAGTATTGTTTGAGAGAGCGCACCAGAAGGATCAAAAATTTTTGCCGCAAATTCTCCAGCCGTTTTAAATGCGGCAACCATGCTCGCATAAATACTATTACCTGTTTCCTTGAATTGGATCTGTATCGCCTGTGCAACGATTTTAAATGCCGTCCCCATATCGCCAGCATCAATGGCATCCACGGCGGCCTGGAATCCCTGCATTCCTGCTCCAGCCCCAGTAAAAAATCCAGCTAAGTCTTGACCTAGTTTTGTAGCGTCAATTCGAGTTAAAGCTGTTGTTAGTGCATCAAGTGCTGGCTTTACTTTGTCGATAATCCCAGCCGCAAATTCAACGAATTTTCCACCGATAACGGTTAAGTTGTCGCTGATTTTATCAAACTGAGCGGCTCCGGCTTTCATCACTTCCGGCAACGATCCGAGTTGAGCCTTTGCCGTCTCAAGCTCACCATCCATGTTTGCAAATACTTGGTTCAACGCACCGCCAGATTTCCCGAATATCTCCATCGAGATAGATGCACGCTCCGCTGGGTCTGGGATGCCGGCAATCGCTTTGCCTATTGCGCGGAGTTGCTCATCTGGAGATAGGTTCTCAAGTTCTGAAAGTGGGATACCTAGTTTCGTAAACGCATCAGCCGCCTTGCTGCTCCCATCGCCAGCATCAGCGATTGCTTTTTGCATCTTGTTGATAATCGGGCCAAGTGAATCAGCCCCGATTCCTGTATTTTGAAATGCTCGCTCCAAGATCAAAAGTTGATCAACAGCAACGCCCGTGCGGTCTGAAAGCTCTGCAAGCCTGCCACCCATATTCAAAGCATCCCCGAAGCTCTGCACGGTCTTCTGTGCTGCGGCAAATGCGGCGTCAATAGCTGCCGTTCCGAGTTTAACTGCCGCGCCTGCAATGCCTGCACCTATTGCTATTTGACCAAATCCGGCCCCTGCTTTTTTCCCAGCATCTTCAGAATTATCCCCAGTCTTCTTAATATCAACATTGAGTTCTTCAACCTTTGGCGATGTCGCGGTTGACTGATCGCCAATGGCTTTGATATTTTTTTCCATCGTCGTGACCTGGCCGATGCGTTTCATCGTGCTTTCCAGCTCTGTCATGGACAACTCGCCGCTCGATACTTTTCCCTTTAACTGGGTAAGTTCGTCTTGAACGGCCTTGAGTGTTTTTTCAAGTCCTGTGTCTAAAGCTCCAAATTCTACTGTGACGTCTGCCATATCGTTATGTTTCTATAAGTCCTTTTTGTCTCTTTTTTAGTATCATGTTCATCTGATTCCGCATTTTAGTTGAGACGACTGAAAGCGCATTGAGTTGTTCACTCGCTGGAAGAATCTGAGATACCCAAGGCACGTTGTTTGTAAGCGTCACCTTCGGGCTTTTAATGTTGGACGTTGAGTCTTGAACTGATCCCGATCCGCTTCTTACGGCTTTTTTAACCCATGACGGAACCCCTGTTAGAAGCCCGCCCTTATTCACCTTCTTGAGTTGGCTTGCACAATCTGCCCATCCGCCTTTTGAAATACCGACGCGCTTTTGTATTTCTGTGATGTATGTATTGAGTTCGCTTTCGCTTGAAATAAACAACTTACTTCCCCTTGTCTTTGTTCTTCCTGTGGGCTTAACGCGAGCATCTTGGTGATGCGTCTTTATTGCGCTCTTGCTGTCCAGAAATTCAAGCCCCGTCCACTTATTCAAAAACCCAAGGTTACGGAAGATAGTCTCAACGACATCATAACGCTGATTCATTATCAGCGCCTTCAATCGTTTCCCGATCTTTTTATTTTCAACCTTGTTTGCCATTGCCAAAAGTTGAACCGGCGGCTTGATGATTTTGCCGATATCGTTTTTTACGCGAATTGTTCCGGCGGTTTCATCATTTCCGAACGGCTGCGTGCGTCTCGCTAGTTCCACGCAAAGAAGGCGAGCGTTGAGCATAACGGCGTCAGGAATCGTGACTTCGCGGATCTCCGCGTAGTCTTTCATTATCTGCTCAAATTTCACACTCTCGAACTTGAATTTTGCCATATTTTGCTAGGGTGTCTTCAATAGTGGCGAGAGCGTCAACATCTACGCTGGCGTTGTTGCGCGACCAAGGACGGTGGATGCCGTTCGTGTAGTCGTCGGCTTGGAGTAACTGCAACCCTGCCGCGAACGGGAGTTCTTCCAGGATGTGAACGAAGCCCCAGCCGGTCAGCTTAACGAGTCGAAAGACATAAGCCGCAAGCCAGTTGGGGCTGTTTAGTTTGGGCTTCCTGATCCGGATTTAGATTCTGTCGCTGATGCGTTGTAAAGCTCAAAAGCGGAGTTCATCGCGTCCGACATAGACCCGACTTCAAGATGATGCGCCATGTTCTTTTCGATCCACGAATCCACGGCGTTAACGAACGTATCGCGGTCGTTGACGACAGAACGGATCGAGCTTGTTGGCTCGCTGTGGAGAAACGCAAAGGCTGCCGCTTTCCAAACGAGATCCATATTGCCGCTGAAAATTTCGTTGCGTTGCATCCAAGAAATTGTGAGTGCCGTGATCGGTCGCAGGATGCGTCCGTTGACTTTTTTCGGCCCGTCTTCCATCGCCTGGATGCGAAGAATTTCGTCGTCTTTTACTAGGTCTGTGTTTTGTGTCTTTTTCATTATTTTAAAAATCGTGTCATCTCTTGCTTCGTCTTGTCCGAAGCGTGCTCCGAAATAGCGATGCGTTTGCCGTTGTGCTCAATCTCGATCAAGCGCGGAGTATTGCGGATGATGTCCACCAATACGTCACGGTTCGCCAATGCGGCGCGGATGTAGCACAGCGGGTTTTCTGGGTCTTTTGCTTCGAGTTCGTCGCCTTCTTTGGTCATCTGGCGATAGACTTGAGAAGCGTCTTGGCCTTTGTCGTTTTCGCCTTCAAACCAAAACTCCGTTGATTCCTTGCCGTCGGTGCGCACCAGTCGAGTGACCGGTGGGAAGTTCATTTTGAAGCCCATTGTCGCGAGTGCGACTGCGGCTTTTAGGTTGATCGTGTGAAAGAATTTCTTATTGCAGTCCATATATAAAAAGGCGGCTCCCTTTAGCCGGGGAGCCAGCGGCATGAGCCAGGTTGCTTAGACGATCTCGGGGTACTGAGTCGCTGAGACGGTGATCGTTTTAAATGTTCCAGCACCTGTCTTTTCGGAAACGGAATCAACGATAACTGCACCACCGGAAACACCGTAGGAGGTCGTATCGTTGGCGAGCGTAAGCACGTTGGCGAGTTCGTAAGCAACGCCGCCGTTGATGACGCCATCAAGCGAGATCGTTGCGGACTTGTTGAAGTACGCAACGGCGACGGTATCGCCGAGCGCGTCCATGACGGTTGCTTTGTCCGACTGAACGGAGCGGGAGAATGAGTTGAGCAAAAGCCCAGTTTCTTGAAGGAGTCCAAATTCAACTCCAGATGCGACGGATGATGTGATGACGGTTGCTGGCATGATATTTCGTGGAAATTGTCAACTTGCGAAAAGCGCGGCGTGAACCGTGATCGTGACCGACCGCTCAAAGTGCCGCTCGTTTGACGATAGCGATACTGGCCCATCCCGAAGGATACCGAAAACAAAAGCGTATTGCGGACGGACGGCGTTCAGCTTTGTCTTGAGGCCGGTAATGTCGTGCGAGACGCAGAGCACTTGCGACCACAAGTTTTCCATTGCCATTTGATCCATGTCGTCGGCCTGCACGATCAACGCGATATCGACGCTGAACTGGAAAATGGCTGAGTCGATAATGCTCTCCC